CTTGGATGCTAGACCGCCCTGAGATAATGCGCGTCCCGCCAACGGCTCTCACTAACTGCTTTGCCATACTGATAGGTGGACCCTTCTTCAGTCCAGATTCAGCATGGTACATCACGTAGATATTGGGGTATAGATTGTAAATCTGACGATGTATCCAGACGTTATCTTTTACCACAGCGGATATCGCCGCTAATCCTCCCCACAGCCAGAAATTCGTTGGACTCTCTAATTCATTATGTTGACTCAACAGTGTTTCGAGCCACGTCATTCATTCCCTCAGAACGGGATATCGTCATCATCATTTACTCTCATTGAAATTTTCTCTTCTCTCTTAGCAAATATCTCCTCACGCACTTCCTCATCCGTCACAGTAAACTGTTCAGTTACAGTAAGTGGTCGAGTAAATATCTGCTGTGGGACTTCAATGTGAACTGGCTCATCCTTTCCCTTGAACTTCTTTAAGTCTCTGTAGTTCTCCCCAATTTCCACATCACATGGTATTTTAAGGAATCTACGTGGTAGACTGCAAGCTGTAAAATTGATGGGACGCTCCATCTCCTTCTTGGCTATTGGAATAAAATCTTCAAGATATTCCATTCTAACTGCAAAAAGTAGAGCGTCATGCGCTTCCAGAATAATTTTTGCTTCCGGGAGCTGTTGCTTAATCCTGATACCTGCTGCCTTGGTATTATCAGTAACGGCTCGTTGAGGGATGTAGGCCATAGCCTCACGGAATAAGTCATCTCCCCATCTTTCATAGAAAATACGTACACCACCTCGTTCGGCATCAATCCCCCATGGTAATGGAGCTATTAGTCTGCGTGTAGATTTAAGTGATTCGATTACTTGTGCGTGGAATATTCGCTGTATCTTGGGCTGTTTAGCATGGAATATTTTCAGCGCACGATCCGCGATTGCTTCCGTGACTGTAATCGGGATTTTATATTTACGAGCTTGGGTGTTGAGTTCCGTTGCTGCTCTTCTTTTGCCCGCTCCAAGATGGCCCGCATGGCGTAGAGTTTTCCCAGCGAATCTGATTGGAGATTCATATCCCAAAACCTTCTTGGAGTAATCATCTTCAACACCACCAAAAAACCAGCTCGCAGTGAGTGCATGGTAATCATGTTCATCGATATCCTTTAATGCCTGTTCATCCGTAGCTAGATTGAAAACGACACGCGCCTCAGCCTGACTACTATCTAGTTGAACGAATATTTCCCCCTCATCAGGGATATACATTCCGCGTACATCCGCTCCAATTTCACCATGCTTAGTAAATACTTGGAACGCTGTACCCATCACCCTCATATCATCTTTCTTTCCTTTTCCGACCATATCGACGTAAGGTCGAATCGGAGGATCTTGCTGTCCTGTACTAGTGCGTCCCGTTTCGAGACACATATAGCAAGTAGTGCGCATCCTCTTATCGTAATCAGGAATTGCAAAGAGATATGTCGATAGGGTTTTCTTGACTCTCCTTCTCTCTAAACATTTCTCAATCCAATCTCTGTGTCCTTGATTTCTGACACCTGCTGATTGGAGATTCAATAGACTAGTTAATTCCTCCTCACCTGTGCCATGTCTGTAAGGAAGTTTCCAGTGATCGAATAATAATCCATGTACTTGGAGTGGTGAGCTAACATTGACATCGATTCCAGCTATCTGGAACATTTCATAACCAAGTCGCTCATCCCATTCGATGTACTTTGCTATCAGTTCGCTTCTTTTATCCTCGTCTATCCTGAATCCATTGTTCTCAATTTCGAGGTAAAAGTCGGGCAAAGACATGAGAAAATTCTCGTAGAACTTACGGACTCCCAACTCGTCCAAGTCCGCGTCCATCGCTTCGTCTATTTCGAGTGTGACGCAACTATCACGAGCGCATCCGAGAAGGAGATCTTTAATGTCCCCTTCATACATACCCTCGTCTTTATAGAAGGGTTCTCGTGTGTAGAGACTTGTAGTAAATGCGAGCCCTTTTGGGAGTTCAGGGTTAATCGCAAAGGCTTTGAGCATAGTATCAGAGTGGATTTTTCTAATGGTAAAACCAAGACGTCTGATTTTGTCCCGGTCGTAGTTAAAGTTTTGTCCAACAATGTCCTTCTCCCATAATACTTTGGCAAGCATCTGCCAAATCGTTACCAAATCTGAGTCCGGAATGGTACTCAGTTTATCCATGTTCCATAGAGGAACTGTCATTCCATGCGTTTTACTTAAAGACAGACCAATGCACACTGGAAGGCAGTGGCCTCCAGCTTCAATATCTACCGACATCTTATTTCGATGCCTATACATTTCAAGGAATTGATGTAACTCGCCAGAGTTCTGGCAGATTTGGAGGACTCGATTCGGTATATCTAGTAGCGGACTCTCTCTTTCACTCCACGCTCTTTTCATGTCGAATACTATGACTTGTCTATTCCAATATCCCTTAACTTCCCCACCCTTAACACCAGGTAGCAGATGTGCGGGATTATAGGTAGGCACAAACTTGTAACCCATCCCTCGGAGGAGACTTCCCCTATGTTGAGCAATCTTAAGTTTCCCTGAAAGCGCCCATAGACTAGTGCTACCCAAAGCGAGTATACAGTTAGGTTTGATTTCATTCAACTCTACTCTGAGTTCTTCTAACTGTTGCTCTACATCTATGCCATGATTACGCGCACGTACATGGAATGGCAGTTTCTTACGCTCAAGATTCGCAGGGACGGAATATTTTACGACATTAGTCAGCCAACACTCATTACGATGAATGCCAGCATCCTTCAATAATCTATCGAGTTCTCTACCTGCCGCTCCGCAGAACGGTCTACCTGCTACAGTATCCTCATAGGTTGGAGCATCACCTAGTATTACGAAATTGGCTCCTGTTGGTCCCATTCCAGGGACGTATTTATGCTCCATTGATTTTCCTCTGAGGATAGAAAACTTTGGAACACACGATGCAATACCACAACTCTGTGATGGGCAACCATTCCATCATAGTTAAGTCACTATTCTGGCAATGCGGGCATTTCAGTTTCGGTAATTCCGGCGTCATTAGGTGTATCCTTATCATTCTTTTCAGTCTCGATTACACGCACATGAATCGCACGATATCCTTTACCGGGAACTTGAATGGGAGTGAATTCCACCATCATTCCAGTTTTCAGTTCAAGGAATGGAACCGTATCCTGCTTGAGAGCCGTCCAGTGAAAGAAGATGCGCGTGAACTGAATTTCTTTGGACGAGATAAATCCCCATCCATCTTTACTCACTTTAATTACACGTCCAACTACTTTGTTTTCAGTCATCTTCCCTGTTCTTTCAGATAGAAAAGGCGGAGATGTGTCCAAAATACCGCTCCTAAGTGCAGTAACTGGACACATCCCCTACTCATTAGGCGCACATTGCAAGCTGCCTACAAAATACGTCTAATGAATCTGGTTAATCGTCGGACTTTTCCTCATCTTCATCGGAATCGTCCTCATCTTCTTCATCTTCCTCGTCGTCATCATCGTCATCGCTGTCGTCATCATCGTCAGCGAGTTCATCTTCCTCTTCCTCTGAGAGTTCTTCACCATCCTCAAGAGGCGGAACGACGGGATCGACATCTTCATCTGCGAAGTAGTATTTCACTGTATTCTCCCATACGGTTGGACTAGCTGAAGTGTAGTCTTGACTAAAAGAAAAAGTGGGGATGCTATGTTAGCCACCCCCACTTAGAACTACTAGCTACGAGCCGGACGGTACTTGTGGTTGACGCGATTCACAATGCGTCCCTGCCACTCACCGTTTTCGACGAAAACTTCAACCTGACGACCAACCGCGTTGGCGAGATCGAAGCGCGCACCAGACTTCACATCGACACCGAACGCTTTCAAGAATCCAACTGCGAAGCCAATCGCTTTCGAGTTGAAATTCCAGTCAACAGGAACTCCCTTGAATTCCTCGCTGTCGTTGTCAGCGTTCTTCAGGATCGTACCCTCTACAGGGTAGTTCGTGGAACCACCATCCTTAGAAGGTGCTTCTCCGATGTTATCGATGTTCATCAGATACCATGCGGGTTCCACAGGCTTACCACGCATCAAATCTCGATCAGTGAATGTGACAATAGGCACTAGTCTACTCCTCTACTGTGTGTTAGAATTTTGTTGATGTTGGTGGTTCGTTTTTGAGCTTGGTGATGGCAGGTTTGATGTACGTATCGTAAAGAGGCTTGTCACCGAATACAATCTCTTTGTCCATGCCAAGTGCTGTCCTTGCGAAATCATCACCTGTATGCTCGGTCAGTAATGAGTATTCACCTCCCTGTCCTTCAATGAATCCCTTCTTAATGTTGAAGTGATATACTTCACCACAGTAAGCCGGGATTTTCGGTGCAACTTTCTTCCCCGCAGTCACAATCGTGCGACTAACATGGGTAGTATTGTTCGTAGTGTTGCGATATTCCGCTTGAACTACGTGCGCTATAAGAATGATATTCACCTTATGGAAGGCGTTGATATCCTTTGTCAGCGCAATCAACTCCTGAAGTGCGGCTGATTCGGCGTTGTAGTCCTCAATCTCATTGACTGCAATACCTGCGATCAACTTACCAGCCTGCGCTCCACTTTGACGAGTCTTACCGTATTTCATCTTAACAGTCTGACGCAATGTCATGTCTGCCATCGATGTAATAGAATCGAATATCAATGTCTTGTAGGGACATTCCGACTGAAACCGCTCCAACTGTGTGCGCGGCTTATTCCAATCGTCGTAATCCTCATACTTAATAGTCTTAGGATCGACTCCCCACTTCTTCATGGGAAGATAGATTCCATTCATTTTCCTATCCCATGAGAACCAGAACTGTGGACCCGGAAAACTGAGAGCCTGAGTAGACTTACGAGTACCCGGCTCTCCCTTGAACATACAGTACAAACTATCGAATCCTACGTCGTCCATGCTCGGCATTGTCACTCTCCTCAGTAGGTGACTTTGGATCAGATATCATACACTCGATTAATTTCTTGTGTACCTCTATCTTTACTTCGTCATTCCATTCACCAAAATCAGTCATTTCATCTAACCAATCGATGAATTCCTGAATTCGATCACTTAGTAGACGCATTAGTTCACTGTCTCTTCACCCGGATCATCAGTTATCATGTATCCGATGACAGTAGGGTCATCACATGATTCTGTTACTTCCTCTATCTCTACTACACCATTCTCATCACCGATGGCTGCGTAGATATTCAAATCCTGATCAAGTGCCAGGAGAATTGTTACTAGCTCTCTAACTTTCATTCGACCTCCCTATTAGTAGGATCCCAAATAGGAGCCTTCTGAAAGTTCGCTCTCAATACTTCTACACGCATTCCTCTGTCCGCTTCGCAAACTTCTTTGTATGGACAGGGACCGAACATCGTATCGCAGTGCGTGTAGTCTGGAGGCCAGTATCCACTCTCCGCATATTCGACATACTTGTACGCGTAGTATGGTAGAATCTCACCCTGCCATTCAATCAGTCTATCGGAACTGAATGATATGACCTCGCGTGTCAATCGTTCTGGCAGTTTGAGTGTAGTCTGAAGTCCAATCTTATTGACTATTACATTCCGTGACTTCAATAGTAGACACTGACCGAGGAACTGATTCGACAATGTACTCTTGTCTCTGCGCTGTTTGAACGTCTTATGGTCCATTGATACGATACCAATTTGATTCGTATCAACAGTCAGATCGAACTTCGCTTTCCAGAGTACACGTATATCGTCATCCTCGTACAGTACTTCACCCTTGACGTATTCTACCGAGAGTGGAATGAATGCGTCATTCTTGTAGAACTCGAAATACTGGTCGCAGGTTTGGAGTGCGAACTTCCATCCCGTGATGTATCCTGAACTATCTTCTGGTGTATTTTGCAAGCCAGGATACTCATCTGGTTCGTGTTTACAGGTCGGAACTTTAATTTCCTCTGTAGGCTCGAAGTTCGCACAGTGCGGACAACCTGTAACATACATCTGTCCTGCCGCGAGTGCATTTCCGACAGCTACAGAAGTAGGGAAGCCATCAATCTTATGTCTGTAGTAGACCTCCAATACTTTATGTATCAGAGAGCCTACTTCCAGACTATTCGATTTACCCTTTATCGCTACAAGCCGGTGATTGAATCGAATGTCAAAGTATCTACCACAGCTCATCAAACTACTGAGAACCGTAGCATCCATTACGACATTCTTCTTCGGAGGAAGAATGATATCAGCCATTACAATTGGTCCTCAGTTCAAATAGATAGTGCTCGAATGATGTCCGTGGTGATTCTCTGCGTGGATCGATTAGAGGCACAATTGAATCTACCCGCTTATGGCAGGTATCACAATGACACGACACCACTATGATAGTTCTACCGAATTTCTTCAGTAGATAGTGGTGTGCGCGTAGACTCTCTATCGCAAAGAATGGATACATCAGTCCTCTATCATCTTCCTGAACTTATCCAGTTTCGCCTTGAGCGCCTGATTCTCCTCGACAGTTGCGAGAAGGAATGCGCGCATATCCTGCATTCCCTTGATTGCCTCATCGAATAACTGAATGGATACATCCAATGTTCCATTCGTCTTGATTGTCTCTCGTGTAATCGTTACACGCGGCATTCGAGTCGGAGTATGTTTACGACGCTGAACTACGCAGAGCTGTTCGAGTGAGCCTTGTGTAGTATTGATACCAAGTTCCTTTGCATGACTCAGCATTGACTGCGCGTTTTGTCTATTAGTCTTGCTCCAATCAATATACTGAATAAGTGGAGTCAGTTTCCCGCGAGTGTAGTTGCCCTTGTGTGCTGGCACGATAGTCTCCGTTTCCTTCTTTTCAGTTACGATAGGTTGCACAGTCGGAGTGACTGGCGTAGTGAATACCTTCGGCACAGTTGGAGTGAGTAATTCTCTCACTTGCTTCGCAATGATACCCGTACCTTGCGGATTGAATATCGTGATGCGCTTCTTACGTGCCTCTTGTAGAATCTTCCCAAATTCCGCGTGTCCAATCCACTTCGTAATGAAGATGGCTTGTACATTCTGCGGAATGTCCTTGTTTGTCCAGTGCTCGTTCTGTGAATCCCACATGATTACTCGTGGGTGAGTGCGTAGCTCCGTATCGAAGTTTGATGCCTTCGTACCGACAATCAGTACATTGCCGTGGTCTAGTGGTTTCAGTGGTTTCATTTCAGTCATATTCATAGTGTATCCTTCTATTAGAGTAATTAACTCTGTCATCTCCATCTGTCACATGGAGACAACACAATCAACTACTCCTTCACGCGGTGCAGTTCCATGAGCATTTCCATCTGTTCCTCAAGAGCCATCACGCGCGCAATGAGTGCTTCCACCAGTTGCAGAAGCGCCTTATCGGATGCGAGCGTAGTCTCTCCAATCACCTTGAGAGAGTGTCCTACCGCATCTTCCCATCGCATACGAGCCTCATTCACATCCAATTCAGACATTAGTTCTGCTCCTTCAGCATCTTGATAGTGCGTCCTAGAAGTTCTTGCTGCTTCCTCAGTTCCGCGATTCTCCGCATCTTATGGCCTTCCATATCACTTTGCCACTCTGGTGTGATACTGCGAAGAAATGCTGATTCGCGGTCGAACAAATCCATCTTCAGTTCTTCGAGCTGGTCAATCAGTTGGTCGATAGTTGTTCCAGTCATTCTTACTCCTACAGTATTGGCTGCACTACGTCAGATGCATCCATCACAATCTCGTACGTTACGTCAGTCGCCGCGTATTCCTCCAAATCAGGATTCACAAGGTCATCGTATAGCTTGTCCTTGAGAGATTCTGCCATCACTGCGAGATGTTCCTGATTGAGTTCAGGATTGTAGTAGATACGCACTTCCATGTAGAGTTTTGGCATCAGTGTTTCACCATCTTCGCATTCATGTTTACAATCTTCTCCATCGTCATACCGAAAATCATCAATGCCGCGAGTCGGATGGACAGTTTGAATTCGTAGCCTGCTTCGATAGCACCACTGAATGAACGAGCCACATCTTCAGGCGCGTATTCTGCGACGTAATTTGGTAGTCCGATGTATTCTAGGTAGTTCATTACATCGTCTAGGTATTGGTCCTGCTTGATAGTCGCCATTAGTTATTCCTCGCGTAGTTGAATACCTGTTCCGCAGGTGTCAAGTAATCTGCATCCTGAAGGCAAGAATCACAAATCCATTCGCCAGCGAACATTCCCGGCTCGTCGCTATTGTATTTCTTGCATTCTTTCCGCACATTGCAACGAACACAACGAGGCTTCCATCCCGGTGTATTGTACGCCCATTCTGGACTGTTGATTGACCAGTCCTTTCGCAGTTCACTCATTAGTTCCTCCAGTTAGTTGATAGTACGATAAGACTCTTGAATCGCTGTGACTCAAGAGTCCGACTTACCATCAGCTATTTCTTGCGCTTCCTTCTGTGTGCTGACACAATGGTGTCCGCGAGTTCCTTGATGATGGAATCCTCATTCCACCGTGCAATCTCCGTGTTGTTCATGCCAGCATGGAATCTCCTACGCTTGCCCTCCACGATTCCATCTAATTGAGGGTCAATCGTAGTCAATCCATCCAACTGAGCGTATACGGCATTAACTACTGATGCCGTCTGACCAATGCGAATGAATCGTCCTTCTGCCTGTTCTTCATTCGCGGGATTCCACTGACGCTCGTGGATGACACAATCTGAGCACGTCTGAAGATTGAGTCCTTCACCCGCTGCCAGAGTGGATGCCACCATCAGTGCGCGTGGTGCCTTGTTGAATGCTTCCTGAGTTTCGAATCTCAGTTGACCATTCATGTCAGAACTGATTCTGAATACTGGAATCTCAGGTGCGTATTTCTCTACCATACTCGTGTAGAGAAATTCTTGAACATCCTTGTGATGCGCGAATATCACCAGTTTTCGGTCGGTATCCTCAATGAATTCCTCGACGTATTCTTCCGTCGCAGGAATCTTAGCGAGTGCCACTAGATGACGCATTTTCTGCATCATAGCGATAATCGCCATACCCGTTAGCTGATCAGTCTGTGACTCATACCAGTTAACGAATTCTTCGACTGCCTCGTCATAGATAGTCTCATCATCAGGACTCATTACGACGTTTAGCTTCGTCCTATTGACGAGTGGTAGTTCCTTCATTACCTCCGTCCTCTCACGGCGGATTAGTAAGTCCTTGACGTGTTCCTTGAACCGCTTCGGATTGCGAATGCCGCCTTCCTTCTGGAACTTACCCTGCCAGAATACATCCACCCACTGACGGCGGAATTCAGCTTCAGACCAGAACTTAACTGGGTCAATCATGTTAAGGACTGGAAACAACTCGCTGCCACGGTTCTTCCATGGTGTTCCTGATAGTGCGATGACCTTCCTCGTAGCCACCACTTTACGAACCATCTGAGTGCGGCTGGAATCGACGTTCTTGACTTGCTGACATTCGTCCAATACGACACATTTAATGCCGATACGGTCGAACTGTGCGATATCGAATCCTGAACGAGATTCCTTACCGCTTTTCAGCTTTTTGACTTTGGGCACCAGCATATCGTAGCTGATAATGTAGTTCTTCAGGCCGGGAATCATCCAATCGGTGGATGAATTGATTACCTGCGGAACGTGTTCATTGCCCATCCACTTCAGAATTGAGGTAGCGAATTGATACTTTAATCCACTCTTTACAATCCAGAGGCAGGGCTGATGTTCAGGGTGGAAATACACAGTCGCCATTGCTTGCTGTGTTTTACCTAATCCCATCTCATCAGCGATTAGAACGCCCTTCCCTGTAGCAAGTGCAGCTTCAGCGAATTTGCTTCCATCCTTCTGGTAATCGAACAACTGCTTACGTGAGCATTTGATGCAGTTATTCTTATCCCATTCGTGAACGCAATTCTTGTCACCGAATGCTTGGAACTTGTAGAAGGGAGTTCCTTTTGGAATTTTCTTGATGAGCGTGTGACCACACTCCAAGTTGATTATCTTGGTGTCTGGTTTGTCCTCATTCTTGTTAGGAATGATGGTTTCTTTCGCCGCTTTGGCGACTTTACCACATACCTCGCACTTATCCTGAAGCCGTGTAATCTGATACTTCGGAGTGCGAATAACCTGTTCGTCGAAGGTTACTTCTACCGTTGCACCAGAGCGAATGGCATCGATGATATGCGGTGAGAGTGAAAGGTTGGAGCAGGGGAGAGTGTTATCGCAGCCAATCTCACGAGCCTTAGCTGCCCACACTTCATCGTGACCGTGACCGGGAGTGAGTGCGTGAGCTACTTCGTGGCAGATTGTATTATCGACATCCGGGTCAGGATGGATGTCGATATGGTGAGCGGAAAGGATGATAACTTCATCCTTGTATGAGCATAGTCCTAGGAAGCGTGATTCGGCATTTTGATTAAGCCGAACTCCCCACTTCTGTAAACCATGCTCATCTAGCTTATTTCTAAGCTTTTGAGCGGCTTGTTGACGTGTCATATCGTCCTTACGGTATCGATACTGGGTTACTAGGACTTCGGAGTCTTGTTCATCATACGAGCGAGTTCTGCTGCGGCTTCCATAGCTGATAGATGCTTCGATATCATCATCATCTTGACGCCGTGTGCAGGAACATCGTATTTCGCGATTGCTGCCGCGAAATCTTCCTTGCTTTCCTTTGGCTTTCCGGCTTTCGTGGACTTCGCTTTGGGCGACTTGACCGGACCTGTGGGAACGTAATTGATATCGAGATGACGATACTTCTCACGCTCGTCACTTCTCAATTTTCCTGCGGCTGTCTGCGCGTTAACCTGCCACGCGCGCATTTCCTGCTCGAACTCGTTTAATTCCGCTCTACGCTGGAATACGATTTCTTTGAAATGCAGGTAACGCTCATTACACGCCTTAGCGTATGCTGAATCTTTCTGACTCGCAGGAATGTTCTCGTCCTGCTGTATTGACGCCTGCAATTCGATGATTGGAATCGTCTTAGCGACGAACATATCAGGCTTCATCTGAATCGATGAATCGATTACTCTGGACTGTTCCAGAAGTACATTCGCTTCACCGATTTTGGTGATAATAGCCTTCTCGTCAGCTACGCAGAATTCGCACATCCACATATTGCGATGTTCGAGTGTGAGTGCGAGATTCGTCCTCTCGCACGTTTCGCAGTCGCCAATCCTTTTGGCGTTCTTATTTACAAGATTGAGTGCCATTTATCGGCTCCTCTTACCTGCGGCCTGCTTTGCAGGCGTGCTTACGGTTACTCGTTTCGGAGTGACTTTCGGAATCATGCGAATTACACGCGGTGCCGAATGATGATGCCATTCGCATTCACCAACACGGTCTAATACCGCGTACGCTGAGGGATTGGATACTGAGACTGGCATACGCCGAACGTGGCGTATTTTCTGGCAGGTTCTACAGAAGAATCTTTTCACTGAATCCGTCCTTTCGAAACGGGATGCTCCCGGCTCTGACTCTGGCCGTCACTATGAGAGAAATTCTCGAAAGTGACGCATGGCCCTCCGGGGCATCCCATTATAGGCACAGGTCGGACCAATCTGTATCCCACAAGATGTAGTGACGAAAGTCGAAACCGGGCCGATCGACCCCAACATATGGGGTATGTAAGACTTACCCGGTTCCGACCCTGCCAACTACCAGATTATTCTTCGGATTCTATTTTATCTTCTTTCTCAATTTCTGCGAGTTCTTCTGGAGTCTTGAGTGCGGGTTTAATCAGTCCAAGTGCTTCCATTGACCTACGTTTCTGTGGTGTCAATTCATCTACTGACTGTACTCCCTGTTTAGCGAGTGCAATCTTCTGTTCGATGATATCGTTCAATTCATCGAGTGACGGCATTCCTTGAGTGCGTGTTCTGCAATCATCACATTTCGGCATTTCATCTCTAAGTGCTGTTTCAGTGAGTGTGAATTGTTCTCCACACTGCCAACACACTCCCTGTTTCCCTTCAAGTACGTGCGCGAGTCCAAGATGTACGAAGAATGCACATCCTGGTAACGTGCATTTCCACGTTTTCTTGTTCATCAACAGTAATCTGTGAGGATGCTTTGCCATGTGATATCTCCTAACTAATGTATCTCCGCTGCCGTGCCGTTCGAGCGATTCCGTGCCATGTCATACCTGTGTGTGAGTGTGTGTGTGTCTGATGCCCATCATACACCCTCAGAGGCATCCTGTCAAGCCGCTCGGCAAGTTCCATACCAACAGTTAATTAATTCTTCAATTATTATTAAAAAAAAAAAAATAAAAAAAAGGAAAGAAAAAAGCTAAAGTAAAAACCAAAGCATTGGATTGTCCTGAATAGTGGACGGCTTGGGGGTGGCTATAGGGGTACTACATAGACACACACACACATACAGTCAGACTTCCATAGTGAGTTTCGAGACTAGGCGCACAGCCAACTACTCGCGGTTCTTTCGCGAATACTTCCGTAGTATTAGTTGAGGGCGCACAGCTAATTCGGATGGGGCCGAAAGCGGGAGTTTGTCTGGTAGGAGTTGGAGGGAAGTCGGACGCGCGGCCAGGACGGCCAAAGGAAGGGTGCCGGGAGTTTGCTGTCCTCCCGGCTGTGAGCGAGTCAGCTACTCGTCGTCGTCCTCGTCGTCGTCGTCCTCATCTTCCCACTTGAGATTGAGAGCGGCTGCCGCGAGCTTACGAGCGGAATCTTCCGACTCGCCGTTAGCGATGAAGATTGCAGCCATGTTCTTCAGGCGGAGCTGGCTGTCGTTCTCAATCGTCGGCTTGACCACGCCCAGAGCTTCGAGCGTCGAAGCGTTAGCGGCAGCACGAGCTTTCGCCTTGCGCTTCACGTTGGCGAGCTTGAGGCAAGCCGCTTCGTTAGGCCATTCTCCCGCATCCTTGACCGACTGCGCGTCAACGAACTTCTCGTAGCTGGTTGCGTAGGGAACTGACGCAGGAAGGTTAACGCCTTCCGCGTTCTTGTAGCTGGCAAGAGGCTTGCCGTGGGCGTTCTCGATAACGCCTTTGAATTCGACCGTCTTTGTAGCCATTCTCTGTCTCGTCCTTTCGGAGCGGGGAATCCGCTCGCGTCGGCTCGTCATCAGCCGACTAGAGAATCTTACTACAGCCGGAGCAGTTTGCGCCAACTTTCTTGCGTTCTCGTCGATTTTTCTTCAGGCCGAAAGCGGTAGCCAGTATGAGAGTCGCCGCCACGCTCACAGCTCGCGCCCTGTGTCAACCGCAAGATGTAGTGACGCTGCGCCTATGGCCCGGCTTATGTAGTGGCTACGAAAGCGTAGCACGTTCTTGCACTGAACCACTATATTTTGTGGCTTGACACGGCACAGGCCACTAGGTATGGGGTACACCCTTATGAACTTTTTACTTGACATTGGTCGGCGGGGGTGGTGTAGCAATCGAATGTCGGAGGACTACTTTTATATGGTAGGAATACAAGGTACCATCCAGAAAAATTTGGGAAAAAATAAAGAAATTTACCAGAACGGTAATCGATCGGATCGATCGTAAGTCATTGACCCGATTGGACTTAGAGTCCTTGACTTTCCGAAAAAACTTACGTATAATTGAGCATTCTTACTCCAAATTTTGAACTTTTAATCGAGAATTAAAATGGCTATAGGAATAGTCTCGGAATCAGAATTCGAATCAGAACTCTCTAAGTATCAAAAGAAAACGCGCACTCCACTCATAGAAATAGTGGAACAAGAAAGACCAGGACGCTCGTCGGGGGATGTAAATGTACCGGATTCACTACGGCAGATCATTGGGGAGGAAGCTGTCATTAATGGCAGACAGTCTGCTCTTGGTCTTGCTGGTATGTTCGGCATTAGTCCTTCTAGTGTTTCCGCGTATGCAAAGGGTGCTACTTCCACTAAATCGTATGATTCTCCGAAACCATCCATCTTATCGCATCTAAATAAATCTCGTAAGCGCGCATCTGGTAGAGCGGGTAAAGTATTGAACTCTGCTCTCGGTGCAATCACTCAGGAGAAACTTGATTACGCTGATGCTAAGGATCTTTCCACGATAGCGAAAGATATGTCAGTGATCATCAAGAATCTTGAGCCGAAAGATGATGTACTGAATCCAAACG